CCCCACCCTATATTTGTTATTCATTCACGCCCTCGCCCTCGCTCGCTTGTGCATTTTTGCTCATAGCTTGCGCGCGCTTGGGCAGTGCGCGAGCTGGCGATGGGCGATGATCTATTATCCTGGCGCGAGCGTCGGTGAGAACATTTTTAAGATCTAGGTTGTAATTAATTTCTTGGCGGTCTGCCCAATTATCTGGATCGCGATTCTTTAGAAAAAATATCGCGCTTGTTTCCTTGCCGTCCATTGCATTTTGAAATACTTTGTTTGCTACTAGTTGGACTGCTTTGTACTTTCCTCTTTTTATAGCCTCTGCAAATTGCTCGTTTCTTTTCTTTTCTCTGGTTATTGTTGAGATGTTTACATTGAGCAAAGTAGCGATTTGGCTTTCATTTAAGCCATCGCCAGACCATTGCGATATTTGTTTGTACTCGTCTTCAGTTAGTTGAGCAAGCTTTCTTTTTCTACCTGGTTTTCCCTTTTCCATGCTTTATTTTAGGGTATTTTGCACATTTTAGGTAATTAATTACACTTTTTTAACTATAAAGTGTTGCTTATTGGGTATATATATGTATAATGAGTATTGTAAGGTAATTAAATCTTACATACTTTGGAGAAGTAAATGATAAACAAAACAAGAAAAATAGAATCAGGACTCTATGAGTACAGAGGATATTCTATAAAAAACATAAAAGGTGCTACTTACACATTTTGGAATATAGCAAAGATACCAACAGGTGGTGATGTTCATGATGCATACGAAGCTCATGATGCTACAGATACTTTAGCAGAAGCAAAAGAATTTATTGACACTACATATTATAAGGAGTGTGCATAATGAGTGTACCAAAGACCAGATCACACAAAAGCATTATAGGGCAACTTCGCAAGAAGTACGGCCTAAAAGATAACACGCCAATACATAAGGTAGAGATAGCAATGTCTCCAAAAGATTGGAAAGACTTTAGCGAAGCATTAACCTTTCCTAATGGTAAACCAACACAAAGAGGTAAACAATGATAATGCAACAATATAAGATCAGTTATCCACGCGCCGAGTTTTGCTATGCCAGGCACATAAGAGATAACCTAAAACACGAGGGCGAAATCATATACCCGCATGAGCCATCTTCTAGGCTCTTAGAGGACGGCACATGGCTTTTAATAACAATAACAGGGGAAAGGCTAGGCACAGTCTCCCCTAGTGGCACAGTGAGGCTTACATGAAGCGAGAGGACATACCAAAACATTTACGACATCTAACCATAGAACAATTAAAAGCTTTGTTCTATTTATTTAGGAAACCAGTATGAGCAATCAATACAACGAGCAAGAACTAGAAAACATACAAAGCTATGTACTAGAGCAAGATAGAAAAGGTTTATTAGAAAATGATATAAGAGATATTTGTTTTATGTACGGCTTACACCCAGACGATGACCGAGACGAAATACTAGAATACATAGCGGAAAGTATTTTTTACGAGCAAACAATAGGAGATCTAGTCTAATGGGTAAGGGATCAGGAAGGCGCAAAGAAGATATAAACAAGATACGCAATAATTGGGATAGTATCTTCAAAAAGCGCGACAAGAAACAAATAACCAAAGTAATAATTGAATTTGAAATGCCAGGCTATCCCTCAATAGATGAAATCAATAACCACGTTCAAGAATTATTAATAAATAATAAGCTTGAAAGCAAAACAACAACAAGGAATGTATAAACCATGAAACCAATACAAAACCAATACTTGCAATACAAACCTTATAAATATGTTCTTGATGGTGAATATATAAAATCATCACACAAACATAAATCTTCTGTTTTTAAGTTTGAGCCTTTTGCCGTTTCCTTAGAATCCATAATACAAAAGATAGATAAAAAAGATCTACCAATTAATAAAGAAGATTGGGGTTTTTATTGCTTAGATATGGTTAATGAGTTTGGCTTTTTGAATATAAATAAATATGTTAAAAGTTCTCATGGCTTTTTTAATTATGAAAAAGAACATATTGTTAGATGGAAAACTTTTGCAATTGATTTAAAAAACATCATACAAAACAAAGAAATTGATAAAATAGAAGTTATGAACAGTTATCTAATAGAAGATACTCATATTTACTTTGATGACTTTCATTTAAAAAACATATCGTATAAATGCAATTCTCTAGCTTCTGCAATTATTTTATATATAATTACAAATAAGAAGCACTCTAAAAATTGTATTGAATGTAATAATATATTCTTTGCAAAAAGAAGCGATGCTAATTACTGTAGTGGTAATTGTGCTAGAAGATACCAAAGAAAAACATTAAATGCTTGACCTAATTATTAACATATTCGCTGGAGTCACAATAACATTCGCTGTAATGATATTTCTAACAGCGCTCGCGATAGTAATAATTGACCGCAAGCAATAAGTTTGAACGCGTGAGAGATATCTTCTCCAAAAGATAAACCCCCCTAAAAGCTCTCGCGCGTTCCTCTCGCACCGCCCTCCGCCTCCGCCGAACGAATCACTCACGAACTAAGTCCGCTAAACCAACCAACAAAAAATGTTTCTTCCCTCCGCTCTGGGACTTCCTCAATCGCTTCGGCTCTCCTTCTAGCACAATCCATATCAACCCTGCCTCGCTCAACTCCGCTAGCGCACGCCCAACGCTTTTACGATTAACCGCTGTCATCTTGGCGTAATAACTAATAGCATCATGCGAGGACCAGGTTTCATACCTCCATCTCTCGCACAAAGACCAACCAACAAAGCGAGCTGTCATAGACAACGACTCATTGCCTGCGACTTCGCTACGATACCAATGCCATACTATTTGGCGCACACGCGAAAAGTCAGATTCTTTTCTAGCAAGCGCTATGGGAATCAGCGCAGTTTTCTCCCCACGCTCGCTCTCGCTGTGAGCAGTAATCCACCAATATGCTTTGTCTATTTGTCCGAATCTTCTCATCTTTCTCCTGCGCAAGCGTGCGCGCTTTCGGGAGAGTCAAACCCCCTCCAGGGGTTTGCTCTCCTATGTATATGTATATACATGGATATATGGGCATCTCCTACCCTAGTCTTGGGCATCTGAGTGTATAGTATGTCCCTTAGCTTCCCTAGTATGTCCCTAAAGTTCCCAACGATTAATTTAAAATTGGTCATAAAGTGCCATAGGATTTTGTAATTCTTCTAATGGTTCAAGTACGCCATTCTTCCTAAATAATGTTTTGGTAGAGTAATCAACATTACCAGAATTAGATTTAACAAGAGCTGCTTTAACTACACTCATGCGCTCATACTCCACGCGCTGTTCTTCACAGATACGCTCACAATCCTCCGCGCTCGCCAACCACATAGCTATCGCCCACCGCACGCTGTCGGTAATACTACTTGCACCACGAATCTCGGCTCTATGGCTCATAGCGTCATCGCTATCGTTCGCTAAAGCACCTTTATTAAGATGATGAATAGTAAGGGTAGAACAACCAAGTCTGGCGCTAATGTTCGCACAATAACTTCCCCATAGTTGGCCAGCTTCATTACTGCTTGATACATTACCAGTTGTAAATGCTTGGAGAGGATCAAAACAAACTAACTTTAAATTTGGTATGGCTTGTAATTCCTCTACTAACTCTTGCGCTATAGGTGTTATGCCTTCTTCTCTTAATAGTATCATTGGTTCTTTTTGTTCTGGGACAGGAAATACATAGACTTCATAGGAGGAGTTAAATCGCTTGCCGTTAGGGTCCAGCAAGTCTAGTCGTCTATGTATTTCCATTAAATCATCTTCAGCACAGAATATAACAGTATTGCCACGCTCTTTCACATCTTTCCCCCACCACCTGCCTCCGCACGCCACAGATAATGCTAACTGTATGACACTTAGCGACTTACCCACGCCACCAACTGCGGCTAGGATTCCAGGCTTACCAATAGGAATAAGGCCATCAACTAAAAACTTCTGTGGCTCTGGCTTACCTACAAGATTACGAATCGCATACTTTTGGATGCCTAGCTTATGATCTATCAGTTCAGCTCTAACTTTATCTAAACCATATTTTAAATACAGGTCGTTATAATCGCCAACTTCACTAGGTAATCGCACCGCACTGTTGACCACAGCACTCGCGCACTCTTGCGCCTTCTTCTCTCCTACTCCACTTTCATCATTATCAAGTGCGAGAATAAATCTAGCACCTGTCAGCTTGCGTAAATTAGAGGCTGCATCCAACAAGAAGTTGGCACTAAATACGCAAGCTACAGGAATTTGGGTAGCTTCATATACTGAAGCGGCAGTTGAGTAGCCTTCAACTAAAATAAGTTTTTCTATATTGTTTAAATCTTGTAAGGTCGTACCAATTAAAAATACATTACCTTTGATTTCTGAAGCGGAAGCGAATCTTTTTTCGCCTTTTTTATCTATGTACTGTAGAGAACGAATCTGTCCTGTAGTATTATATACAGGAACAATTAACCTACCATTTAATTGCTTCA